TTCGGCACCTTCTTCAGGTTCTTCTTTAGAAAAACTATCATGACCTAGTACACCTTTTTCTTCAGCTAATTCTTGTAATAACTCTGTATTAGATTTAATAGCCATTGTGTATGTATCTTGATTAGCACCTACTAGAACAGGAGATACTTCGTAAACTGATAAGTCTTTTAAGTATCTTGCGTCAACATCCTTATCACCGCTCTTGAATTTACCTCTTTCTGAATCGTTAACTCTATAACCAAAAGACCATTGTTGTAGGTCTCCCATAGCTTTAACTAAGTTATAAGCTTCTTTTCCAGATTCTGTATCCATAAAAAATGAACCTTCAAATGTAGCTTTATCGCCATCTTGTTTGATTTCACCTTTACCAATTGGCATATCCCATTTATGAGCCCATACCATTGGAACTGAACCTGACTTAAATCCTGATTTGATAGCTTCTGGAATGACTACATCGCCATCGCTATCTAATGTATTGAAGACTGAGAATACAGCGGAGACTTTTCCTTCACCGTCTGCTTTAAATTCTAAGTCGATATTTTTAATTTCACTCACGAGTGCATCTCCTATATAAACTGTTAACAGATTTATTTAGGTGCATATATAAAAAACTATAACAAATAGTTATAAAGTGCGTGGTATTTACTTAGTGATATCTTTTATAACAGTCAATTTAGAGATTGGCATAGTGACTTTTCTATCAGTCTTTTTATGACTACCATCTTCCATGATAGCCCAAACTAACATGGTAGCTTCTTTGTCTTTACTATTAACGCTAGTAACTACACCATGAACTGTTGAAGGTGGGTCGGGGTCCTTATTTATTGACCAACTGACAGATTGACCTACACGAACAGATTGTGCTTTCATTTCATCATTACCCTTTTTAGATGAGAGTGGGTGTGATGAAGGTAACAAATCTTGGTCATAAGGCTTTCTCTTAAATCGTCCTGTTCTCAATGCATGAAGGAACCCGTTTACTCTGGCTACTCCCCACTGGTCAGCAGATGTAACATTACCTCTAACTGAACCAGGGCTTGTACGATAAGCACCTACACCTCTACGAAATACAGCAATCAAAGTTCTAAGATTTGCTCTGTGTTTCGGATTTTTAGAGTTGTGTTCTTCAACTTTATTAGTTAAAGTTTTTCTGATTCTACTAGATACTGCTTTAGCAGCATTTTCGTCAGCCATTTTGCTAGCAAGCTCGTAAGCTTCTTTTCTTCTAGCTCTAACGACTTTCATTTGTTCAGATATAACTTTTTTCATAGCAGGAACACCCATGTTCAAAACACCACCCCACTTAATTGCGGCAACAACACCAGCTAATCTGTTATTGTTTTGATGTCTTCCCATAAAGCGTTCTCTTCTACGTACCCAGTTAAGTACTGATTCACTTCTATCACCAGATTGATATTTACTCCATCTGCTAAAAGCATCATTACCTGTAAATGAGGTAGGAGGGTTACCACCGTTTCCACCTCGTCTCCAGATTTCTGGGTAATTCTCTTTTAGGTTTTTCGCATAACCATAAGGAAACATTTTATATTTAGAGTTAGAGATTCTTACAGCCATGTCATCTCCAGGGCTTGGAAAATTAGTTCTATCCTTTTTAGGTTTTTCGTTTTTATTATTCTCAGGTTCCATCTCGAAAACTTGCTCCATAACTACTTCGGCTTCTTCTGTTGAAACTTTCAACTCTTCAACTATACCATCGATAAATGACTTCTTAGTTCTTTCAAAAGCTTCATGAGAACTGCAAGGCATGTAATAAGTCATACCTTCTATTTCATGAGTATGAGAACCTTCACAACCTAATTGTTCTGCTCTTTCTTCAGCAGCTTCTCTAGTTGTAAACATAAACATATTCCTAGAAGGCTTAGGAGCTACTGCTTGTCTAGTAGTCTCTGGTGCGGCATCTACACTATCCATCTTTTGGTCATATAGTTTTCTTAAAAGTTTAGCTTCATAACTAGCTTCGTCATCACTAGCAGCTTGAAGTTGTCCAGCTTGTGGATTATTGTCTGAACCTTCTTCTTGTTGTTCTGTCATTGGAGCTGGTTCAGAACCATCAGCAGGAACTTGTAACATATTCAATGGTCTTAAATAAACATTATGTTTTTCGTCGACATCAAGACCAACTACTTTTCTAGCTTCACCAATAGTTATCCAACCACCACCTACACCTTTGTTAACTCTTTCATACAATTTATCCATATCAGTTTGTAATGCTCTAACATTATGTAAGTCGTAATCACACATAAGCTCATTACCGCCAAAGTCTGGTAACAGTAACTGATGTGTTAATTCATTAGCAACTGTTTTCCATAACGGTACAAGTTTTTGCTCTGTAAAAAATTCTCTAAGTTCAGCAGTATTATTATAAGTAGCTGAATCAAGACCAGCACCTAAACCAGCTAATATAGCAGGAACACCAAGAACAGCAGATACTCTTTCTTCAGGTAATCTTCTTAGTTCTTGTAACTTCATTTGGTCAGGTGAGAAAGAAACAACTTCTACTGACATTGAACCAGACAAAACCATTGGGGAGCCTCTATTAGCACCACCAAATTTTTGTTTGTATGAAGAAGCAATGGCTTCAGCTTCTTCTCTGGTAGGACCACCCATAGCATCATTTCTTGGAGAGAGAACTACGCCTGGAACGGCTAAGTTTGTTAATAATGCTGATGCATATTGTCCTGCTGCCTCATCACCAATTAATTCTCTTAATATAGATTTAAGTGGTGCATGACCTCGTCGATGGTCATTTGAGTCAATACCTTGTCTGATATGTATAACGTCTTTAGGGTCTAGCTTTACTGGTTCTCCAGCTAATTCATTTTTAGAGTGTGCATAGTATTCATAATGTGTAATTAACTTATTAGTATTTCCTCTAACTTCTACTAAGTTAGGCATTAAAGGTACAAGTTGTACAACTTTACCATTTTGATTTCTGTTTTTAAATATAAAAGCGTCACCATGAGCATTTAGAGAGATAACAATGTAATGGGACAAAAGACTTGATGACATAAACTCATTTGGTCTTCTGTATAGTTCAGCAACAGGATGTTTGTAATCAACTTCTCTATCACCAAATACTTGGTCTCTTTTTACAATCTGTAATTGAGGTTCTGAAAAAGATGTAGCTAAAACATTTAAACAGGCAACAACTGCGGAGTTACCAGTACCGTCGCCTATCTCTTTTAGAGAACTTGTTTCCCAAAAACCTGCACCTGAGTTATATCCATAAATTGATGTATCACGACTTGATGAAAGGCTTTGATTATAATTAGCCATTTTCCTAAGTGAAGCTTCACTAGGTCTATTTAAGTATTCTGATGCTCTTTGTAAAAAACTCTTATTTTCTGCCATTTAATATGCTGTCCAACTTCTCCTCTGTACCAAACTTTGTGCACCTAACACTAAAGCGTCGACTATATCGTCATGTCGACCAACGGGAAAGGTCATAAGTTCTCTCTCTAACTCTTCTAGCCACGATGCATTACGACGAAACAACACATCGCCTGACTCCATCCTAGCTGATAAAGGCAAAGCCTGTGTTATTTTATCTTTAGAAGTGTCCATTTCTCTAACTCTCATTCCAGCTCTTTGTGCTAGCTGAGTAAAGCTTTTTGTAAAATTTTGTTTTTCTAAACATACATAAGCCCATTTGTATTTGTTATATAACTGTTGAATAGTTGGAACAATTTCAGGACCTTCTATTTTTACTCTGAGCATGTCTTCAATATAAATTTTCATATCTGGTGAAATAGCACAAGATAATATAACTGTGTAATCTGATTCTGTTTTAGTAGTAACAGCTAAGTCAGCTGTACCAAAGTGTAACATTTCTTGTGGATTCCATTGAGAACCACCACCAATGTACATTCTGTCTCTAATATCAAAATAAGTCATCCACTCTGGTTTTAGCATTCCTTGACCAGCATCAACAAACTCTGCTAAATACTCTTGAGCAAATACAATAGAACCTACTTCATCTTTAGCTGAATCAATTTCATCATTGTCTATCATTGGATTGTCATAAGTAGAAAATCTAAATCTTTCCCAATTAGGTGCTTTCTCAGCAACTTCCCATAAATCAAAAAACCAATTATCCATACCCATAGGTGTACTAATAAATAATGCAGAACCTTTTCTTTCTGTAAGAGTAGGACGTAATACTTCTTGCCAAACATCAGGTTTAATGAATGCTGCCTCGTCCATTACTAAGAAATCCAAACCTTCACCACGTAATCTTTGTGGATTATCAGCAGATTTACAAGATATAGAGCCACCATTAGGAAAAATAACTTCCATGTTGGCTAAAGAAACTTTAGGTTGTATTTCTGGTGGAAAAGAATAAGCTGCGTTTTCTAGTGCTCTCCAACCAACTCTAGCTATAGCAAATGTTGGTGCAACCCACCAAGCTCTACCACCATTGAGAGCAACTTCCATGCACATGTGTATACCAAGACGAGTTTTACCAAACCTGCGACCAGCACAAAGAATTTTCCACCTACTGTCAGAGTCTGCAACTTGCTTTTGATTTTCATGAAGACCAGGTAGTTCAGGGACATATAGTGGCATTACTTCTTCCAGCGTAGTTTCATGTATTCACCAACTAATGCATTCATTGCACGTTTGGTGCCTTTTGTATCCCTACCGTCAAAAATATCGTGATGATACTTACATAAGATACATACATTTTCAAAATCATATTTTAACTTTGCATTCATACCACCATAACCAATTTGAATTATGTGTGCTAATTCCAACCATTGACTTTCAGTACAGCCTGCCCATTCACATTGGTATCTAGCTCTATACAATGCGTCTTTTTTAATTTCACCAAGTGACTTTTCTGGTTTAGGATTGTTTTTCTTTTTTCCAACACCACCACGCATACCTTTGCCTTTTGTACGAGATTTATATTCTTTGTAAGATTCTTTTTCGGGGTCCCAAAATTCGTAATTGTCTACCATCTAAATTTCCTTTTCTTAGCTTCGTTATACTGCTTATAAGATTTGGCTGTTAAATCTTTAGGGTCTTTTTCCCATTCTACATCAATTGGAGTTTCAAACATGACATTACTAGAAATTTGTCTTCTACACACTGAATTGTCTTTAGGGCATAAAATCTCTGGGTCTTCTGTAATTTTATGTGTAATCTCATAACTTGTTTCACAAGCTAAACATTTGTAATCATATCTAGGCATGGATTGATTATAACATAAAAATGAATACAGCTCTTCCAAAGAAGAGCCGATGATGGGAGGAGGTCGGTGTGGATGCCGACAATTTAACTTTAGCTCTTAAATTTAAAACCTGTGGTATTTGACAGTGCAGGGTAACTTGCTAATACTATTACTGAAATTCTACTAATTAAATCTCTGCCTTGTAAATGAGAGGGAACACGAAAAGTATCTACGACTTGTTTGTCTTTAATCATATCTACTTGTATTGTTTCGTTTTTTTCTGTTTCTGGATTTGTTCTAAATCTGATTCCGCCGAGTATATAGTCCATAGTTTTTCTACCTTATCACACCATTTAAAATTAATTTGTATTTAACATTTCTTACCACGTTTATCGAACAAATGTTCTATTATTGAGAGCTATGGATTATGTAATTGGATTTTTATTTGGATATGCAGTAAAAGAAACTGTTATATTTCTTAATAAATTAAGTAAGTGGGATTTTGATAATCGTGCTGGTTCTGATTATGATTATCGTCCATTAACTGAAGACGACTTACCTTAATAAATCTCCTAAAGTATCTTCATCATTATCAACAATAGGTTTCATCTTACGTTCTTTACGAATAGCCCTACGCTCTCTCTCTGATTTTCCTCCCCAAATTCCAAATCGTTCTCCTCGTTCTAATGCTTGTTCTAAACAAGGTTCCTTTACTGGACAAGAATTACATATCTCTTTAGCTTTTTTAGTAGAACTACCTCGTTCTGGAAACCACTCATCAGCATTCAACTCTGGGTGAACAACTGTATTACAAGCAGCGTCTGAATACCATTCTGGAATTCCTAAGACCTCTGCTAATAGGCTTACCTTATCCATATATAGAGAACTCTAAACAAATCTATTAACTCTTAAAAGGTTTATTAAGAAAACTAAATGCGGATTGATATGATGTCGAATATGTGAAGGGAAGAGGT